TACAATAAGATTTAAATTGAGTTAAATACAAGATAGACAAATATATTATGAAACTACAAACAAGATCAATCCTGCAGGAATTAAACGAAATAGCGGAAGTCCGTAACAAGGATGCTGTTATTGAAAGTCGAGCCACTAATATTATTAATTCAGCAATTAATCTGTTAGAAAGTCTACAAAAAAATTATACTGCTGAACAAGCAGATGAGTTAGCGCGTCGTTTCATTAATGCTATACGTGGACAAGATACTGCAAAGTTTACTCGCGGAATCCGCAAAATATCAGAGTCACGTAAAACTAAAAAGAATTTGGAATCAAATACAGATGAGTAATTTATTTGAAGGTGGCAATGTATTTAAAGATGCCAATAAACAATCCCTAACACAGCGTATCGCCACAACCGATGTGCCAGCTACTATTGATTGGATCGAAAAAGCCACTGGCTTAGACTTTACAGCAGAAAAGGGAGAAGACCAAAAGCCAGTAAAATGGTTAGGCACCACAGGACGTAAAGAAGATGTCGACGGGACATTTGAACTAAACAGTTCAGGCGACTTGGACCTTTCCGTTGATGCCAATGAAGTCGGTAAAGACGAGTTCTTTACCAATATGGTTACAAAATTCGGCAAAGATAGTGTTAAAAAGTCAGGCGACAGTGTGCATATTAAAACGCCAATCAAAGGTGATGCTGCCAACGGATTTGTACAGTCCGACTTTATGTTTACCACTAATCCAAAGTTCCAACAGGGCAGCATGATTGGCGGTCAAGGTGCTTACCGTGGTGAGCATCGTCATATATTATTGAGCAGCATTGCTCGTGCTAGGGGCATGAAGTATTCTCCTAAGTTTGGATTAGTTGATCCAGAGTCCGGTGAACCACTGCCAAACGGCGACGACTGGACTACTATTACAAAACAGTTGTTGGGATTATCAGCCAATGTCAAAGACATTCGCAGTGTAGATACTATCATAAACTATATTAAAAAGTTGCCTAACTATGAGCAACTGGTTGCAGCAGCTCGCGAGACATTGGGGCAACAGGGAGTTACTCTCCCACAGAAAGAAGCATTGGAGCACTACACTCCTAACAGCCCTAGCTGGATGCGTCAAATTATAGATAGAATATCATGAGAATATCAGAAATACTTACAGAAGAAAAACGTCGATTAGATCCCAAATGTTGGGACGGTAAAAAAATCGGCAATCCTAAGACCAAACTGAAAGGCGGAGTACGAGTAAACAACTGTGTACCGGAAAGCCTAGAGGATAATACTGTGGATGTCGAAGCATTGTTTGATGCGTTTGAACAGTACGTTGACGAAGCAGGCCTCAGTGAAGATGTTTACGATTCCTACACTGACCAGCAGATTGTTAGTGAAGCAGCAGCATGGCGCAAAAAGTCTGGTAAGAACAAGAACGGCGGCCTCAATGCCAAAGGTGTTGCATCATACCGTAGAGAAAATCCAGGTAGCAAACTACAAACAGCAGTAACTACTAAGCCTAGTAAGTTAAAGAAAGGCAGTAAGGCAGCTAAACGTCGTAAGAGTTTCTGTGCTAGGATGGGTGGCAATAAAGGCCCAATGAAAAAGCCCAACGGCGATCCTACACGTAAAGCCCTGGCATTACGTAAGTGGAACTGCTGATGCGAATAGCTGAAATCATGAGTGAAAACTTTGCTGATGGTAAGAATCCTGAACGCAAGGGGTTGGCCAAACGTTCGGGCGTTGATACCAAGGCCAGTGTGACTAGCTTACGAAAGACAGCAAAGAATAGTACAGGCGAAAAAGCTCGAATGGCACATTGGATGGCCAATATGAAATCAGGCAAGGCAAAGAAAAAATGAGAGCAATAGAATTCTTAACTGAACTGCGTAAGAAAAAAGTAAGAGAACCACAAGTCGGCGATACTACTGCCCACGACTACAATCCAGGCTGGGAAGACCTAAATTGGCTAAAGCAAGAAGCACAAACAGATGGCGAGCGTTTGGCTGGCCGATTACAACTGTTTGTGCCCCGCAGAAATATGTCAGCACAGCCGGCGCGTGATCGCAGAATGGATAACCTTGCAAACAAGTATGCGTGGGACGAAACTGATCCAACACAATTAAAACCATCGTATGCAAAGTGGGAACAACCACGTAAAGACCTAAGTGGCACCGGTATGCAAGATGACGATGAAGAAGTTAAGGTGGCCGAAGGTGCCCCAATCCTACAGCCCGGTAAGGCATCATCCCCGCCAGGTAACAATAAGCCATACGGGGCAAGCCTATGGACAAGTTCCGCAATCAAAGGCGCCGACGGTGCGTACACATCCGATTGGGCAAAGTGGACAAAGGCTAATCAGCCAGATTGGTTTAACAAGACAGGATATCTGTATAAGGTCAAGCCCGGTGCCCTTATATTAGAACTGAATAGTGAGTACGATGCTGAACGCATCTACCGGGCATTTGAAAATATCGGAACTGCCAAACCCATTGATCATTCTGCACGGTATAGCAAATTGTCATTAAACTTTCCGTGGGATCAGATTGCCAAGCATTTTGACGGTGTATGGCACGGTGGTTACAGATATCGAGATGGCGGCGACTTTATGTATGGATGGGATGTAGAATCAACGGCCTGGTTTGATACAAGTTTCCTTACTCTAGTAGGCCAGGTGCCTGTAGTTGGATATAAAGATGATGAGGATGTCTACTCATGAGAGCAACAGAATTTATTAGCGAAGCGCCATTAGCAGACTTTCAGCCACTGGGCGACTTTACTAAACCTGGACCGGTCACAGGCAAGTGGGATACTTGCCAACGACATGGGTTATATGTTCAATGATGTATTATCCAGCAGTGTTGGCAACATCTACGTGATGTAGTTGAGTAAATTGATATCAAATAGGCAAAAAAGAAATGAGAGCATTTGAATTTTTACGAGAAGCTGAAGCACCTGTTGCTAAGAAAGTCGGGCGCGAGTTCAATCACTTAGAAGATCTAGTGTTCACTGAAACCAACGGCGCAAAGCGTGCAGTTGAAGTATTAAAAAGTCTGGCACAAGACGCCCGAGATGTTAGTATCAAGTGGGACGGTAATCCTACAGTGTATTGGGGTCGAGATGAAGATGGTACCTTCCGCATGGTGGGCAAGAACAATTGGGGACGTGAAGAAGGTAAAAGCTCTAGCCCTGAAGAACTTAAACAGTTTATTATGAGTCGCGGCAAAGGTGAGGACTGGCGTGAGAAGTTTGCCAGTGATATGGCCGGGTTGTGGCCTGTATTTGAAGCAGCTACGCCTAAGGACTTCCGCGGTTACATCTATGGTGATATTCTATTTCACCCAGGCAAGCCTTATGAAAGTGGCAATGGTAAGATCATGTTCACTCCTAATCAAACTACCTATGAAGTACGTGCAACTAGTCCTATAGGACAGCGTATTGGCAAGTCTAAAATTGCTGTGGCAGCACACAAACAACTAGATTACTTCGGCGACAAGACAGGCAATGATCTTACTGATGTTAAACAATTAAATGCAACTCCTGCTCTAGTGGTGTTTGGACAAACGTATGTAAGTCATCAACCTGCGGTCAACGCAGACAACTTAGGTGTTATTGAAAAATTAGTCAATCAAAGCGGAGCAGCTATTGATCGTCTGTTAGCACCAGTTCTTGGGCTGAGCGACTTAAAAACAATTATCTATACCTTCGTAAACAATCAATCAAAAGCCAAAGCACTTGATAAGATTGATACAGGCACATTTTTCCAGTGGATGCAAGGCAGTAAAGTTAGTCCACCTAAACAGGCTAAGATTACTGAAATTAACAAGGCTAACGCCGGCGTAATGGACACTATGTTTACCCTAGTACGCGAGCTGATGAAAGCCAAAGACGAAGTGATTGCAGAGCTTGATCAAGCCACAGGTGATATCACTGCACACACTGGTGGCAAAGCAGGTGGTGAAGGATACATGAGTACCAAAGATGCTGTTAAACTAGTGCCACGCGATCGTTGGACTCCTTTTAAAGCAGATTGATGCTGGTTTGTTTCAAAAAGACTAAATAATTATACAAAGTTCATAGGGAACTTTAAAATAGCCGGTCCCTGAGCGGGACTTATTGATTAGGAGAACATATCATGGCAGACGCAAGCATTCAAGCACAAACTTACACCAATGCAGGTGTAGCAAACGCATACAACACAACAAACTACGAAAAAATGGTCATTAGCCAAGCTGACGTAGGCCGCGAACTTATCGTTAGCGCAAGCAAGACAGACATGACCAATGCTGAATTAAAAGCAGCCCGTGCCCAGTTAACACTAGCAGGCGGCGACGGTACAGGTTCAGATGTAAACGGTCCAGATGCATTTACTGTTGCTGCATTCGGTACAGCAGACGGCACAGCATTTGTAAGTGGTACAACTGACGTTGTATACTTCCGTTTACAAGGTACTGGTACACCAGACACAACAACAATTGGCGGAGTTGTACTCGCAGTGGTTGCAGTTTTTGCACCAGCAATATAATAACATAATTAGGAGAATATAAAAATGGCAGATATTTCAACAGTCGCACAAATATACGACAATACAGGAACACAAGTTGCAGCAGCTGATGCAGCAGCAAACAAAAAAGCAAAAGAAGGTAATGGTATTGCTGGACGTACTAGAATCATTAATCTTGCAAAAGCAAACATGACTCAAGCAGAGCTTGCCGCAGCACTAGTATACCTTGCACAGGGCGATGTATCTGGTACTAACGATGCACACACAGTAGCAGGCGTTTCAGTACTAACAGAATCAGGTGTATTCACAACTGGCGAAACTGATGCAGTACAAGTTGCAATTCAAGGAACAGGCGTAGCAACAATGGCAGCTGACTTTGGTATTGGTTCAACTGGTATCACAGCAACATTAATTGCTGACTTTGCAGGCCTTCAGGCTTAATTTGTAAATTCTCAGAGATGGGAAGTCAAGGCCTCGGATTTATTCCGGGGCTTTTTTACGGCTATAAATATTAGCACATTATGGCACGATACAAAATTATTACATTGATAGACATTACTCGCAGTCAACCAGCGAAAGAATCTGCTTCTACTATTCAAACAGGCCAACAGGCCAACTTCAATAGTCTACTACAGGCAAT